GGTTTTACACAGCAAGGGTATGTGTGCATCTTGCTACTCTCAAAAGATGTCTGACCGTGTAAAGCGGAAGATGGTTTAAGCATGGCTAAAAAGAAAAAAGCAGCAGCAAAAGAGGTTGAAAGAGTCGGAATGACTCCTGAACGTGAAGCCGAGATTGCTAAAGAAACTGAAGGAGCGTTAGCTTCTGCTCGTAAGTCTGAGGAAGACCGTGTAGCACGAGTCGGCGCAGCAGGCGTAAAGGGCACAACAGAACGTACAGCGGTTGAAGTTGACGCCAATCCTGGAGTAAAGTTTAAGAAAAAAATTGCTCGTGACACAAAAACTGGTCGTGCAAAAGTAGCAGACGTTGACGTTCGCGTTTCAGGAGAAGAAGACCAGGGTCCATCTGCTGCTCCTAAGATTCAACTTCCAGGACCTGTAATTAGCACTGGAAGAAAATTAGCACGCCAAGGTATAAGAGCACCAAAGCGTGGAGAACTTGCTCGTGGTGTAACAATTGTTGAGCCAAAACCAAAAAAACCAAAAAAAGTAAAAAAAGTTGCACCAAAACCTACGGTAGAACGTGACGCAGTTACAGGCCGTGCAAAAAAAGCACCTCCTACTCCACCACCAACACCTCCAACACCAAGTCTTACTGTAGTAGCTCCAGTAGCACCTAAACCTGAGCGTTCCCGCCCATCACTTGCTCCTGGAGCAGGACCACAACGTGAAGCTGTTCATATTGATGTAACTGCACCTGAGGGTAACCAAGCAAGCCGTAAGTTAAAGGGGTTAGCAGTTCCTCACAAGACGATTGCTCCAGCAGTAAACCAAGCTCTTAAACATCTAGACGATATGGCAGCAACTAGAGGTACCACTGAGCACCACGGTCATTCAGAGTCTTTTAACGCTATTCATCCTACGATTTTGGGTATGGACGCCACTATCCACCACGCATTAGGGGTTATGCATAACCACGTAATGCACCCAAAGCATAATTCTTCTAGCGTTATAACCCAAATTAAGTCTGCTATTGGCGATAGACTATCTGAGGGTAAGAAGATGGAAACCCAACGAGCCCAAAGACAAGGAAGAGCATAATGGCGAAGAGCATTAAAAATCCTGCAGTTGCAGCAGCAGCAAAAGCTGGGTCAATTAAAGCAATGCCAAAGAAAGAACCAAAAAAGTTAGTTCCAGCAGAAAACATTTCAAAGCCTGCAACTAGATTTTTTGGTGTCGCAACTTTGAAGGGACGAGGAAAGCCAAAGATGGTTGAGCCTGGTTCTAAAAAAGAGGCAAAACTTAAAGCTAAATCGGAATGGGCTGACTCGTACGAAAAGAAATCTGCCGCAAAGTCTAAAGCTAAAACTGCAGCACTGAAAGCGAAAGGTAAAATCTAATGGAGTGGAACGACCGTCGTAAAGCTAAGAAAGCTGCTAAAACAGGTGCTAAACTAGTTGAGCAGTACAAGCAAAATAAAGGTAGAGCACTCCATGAGACTGGCGCGTTTCGGTCACAAGATAGTAACTGGAACCGTCCTAAGCATTCTTCACAGGCAGAAAGCCAAGCAGCAAACGAATTGAATTGGTAAAGGAACCCAAATGAAAAACCCACTTAAGAAGCCAATGACACCAACACAAAAAGCAGCAATGTCTGATGTGAAGGCTCGTGGTAAAGACACAAAGGTTGCTCGTGCAAATGCAAAAGACGCAATGAAAAACGTTAAAAAAGCAGGAGCAAACACACCTGCATTTAAAGCGATAATGAAGAAAGGCAAGTAATCATGGCTGTTAACTCATCACGCTCAATGAACGCATCTTTAAACAATGGTGCTACAGACGGTAAGTATCGCAAAGCTCGTCCAGACACAGAGGTAATTCCTGGTAACGGTGACGAAGCAACGCTAGACAACCGTCAATCACTTCATCCTTTTTACGGTTATGGTTTCATCACATCTGAGTTTCCAAACAAGGTAAACCCAGGTAAGTAATCATGGCTAAAAGAACCTCTAACGTAAATGCTGGTCCTTTAATCCAGGGACGAGAAGAGTTTAAAGGCTCAAATATGCAAGGCGTTAAAGGCGCACCATCTTCACACGGTTGGTTATCCAAAACTCAATTCTCAGAGCAGATGGCTAATGTAGCAAACACTACTGACTACCACGTAATGTCTTACGGAACTCCTATTGCTGTTCATCACGAAGGTGGTTGGATGTATCCAGATGTTTCACACAGCCCATCTACTGGCAAGCATCAATCAATTGTACGCCGAGCAATTGGCGTTAAAAGTGGCGCAGAAACTAAGCGTGAAGCATCCGCTGCAAAGAAAAAAGCAAAAGCTGATTCAGCAGAACAGGCTCTTTGGAAAGAATAATCTGTTAGGATAATCGGACTACTATTAGGAGCACAATGAGTAACGTACCTATTCTGGGCGAAAAAAAGATGGACAATGAACCGATGTTTCGGTTGCTGTACTGTCTGGTCTGCGAATCTTTAGACGAACTTCCTCCATACGAGGGTGACCCAGAACAAGACCACCTGTTAGCAATTGCTTGTGAATCACACGTGTTCCCATCAGGTGAGCCACACAAAGGTAAGTTGTTTGTTCTGCCACTACGTGCTTGGGCAAAGACAGAGTCTAAAAAGGAAATTGTTCGCCAGATTAAAGGCGGAGGTTCTAAAGGTCTTGCAGAAGTAGATGACACTTTTTACGACTCACGCTCTATGTTCCTTGACGACGCAATGAAATGCTATCAACAGCACAACAAGCCAAAAGACGGTTGTGATGACTGGCAAATTAAAGAGAAACTGCTAATCCCTAATACCGCAAAAGAACGTAAAGCAGAGGGTATGGGTCGTTACCAGGATGAAGCAGGTCCAAAGACCTACCTATGTAATTTTTGCCCAGTATCTATCGCAGTAAACCAACGCAAACAAAAACTGTTAGGACTAAACTAATGACTGAAGAGACACCTAAGATTCAAGCAGCATACTCTGTTGTAATCAGAGCAGATGGAACGCTAGAGACAATCCCTGTTACAGAAGGCGTTGGTCGTATTGCCAGCACCTACGACATCTACCAGACTAGCAAGCAGTTAGTCTCAGAGATTGATGACTTTCTATTGGCTGAGCGTGTTGCTAAAGCCGTAGTGGATGCCCTACAGCCTGTACCTCCTAGCGAGCAACAGCGTGCAAAGATTGCAGAAGCATTATCTGAGCGTGGGATAGACCCAACAAAAGCTTAATACGCTCTAAACTAAGGCTATGTTTAAGAACTTAGGAAGTAACTCAAACCCTGTACATATTCAAGGAACTGCTACTTCCTATTTTTCTGCTCCTGAAACAGAGTTAGACCCTAAGTTATTCTCAGAAAAGACTCTAAAGGGATGGGTTCGTAATGGAATCCTTCACCTTCTTTTTGGGTTCCTAAATACCAAGTACCGTAATTCAAACCTATGGGCACACGTGTGGATTGCAGGCTCTGGAGTTTCATATCAATGGTCAGCAGCACGCCAACCTGGAGACTTAGATGTTCTAATTGGCGTTAACTACATACAATTTCGTAGAGCACACCCAGAGTTCAATGGTCTTGGTGATGTAGAGATTAGTCGTATGTTGAATGAAGACTTCCGCATCCACTTACAGCCAGATACACAGGACTGGAATGGGTACGAAGTTACCTTCTATGTAAACCCAGGTGCTACTGACATCCGCACTATTAATCCTTACGCAGCCTACGATTTAACCCACAACGAGTGGACAGTGCATCCTGAACAAACAACTGCTCCAGAGAACCGTGTGTGGGATGAGTTTGCAAAGCGTGACCTAACAAAGGCAACAGAGATTGTTACACGCTATACCAAGGCGCTAACTGACGTACAGGGAGCCCAGAACGACCCAGCCCGCCGTAACGCAGAGGCACGACTCCACGCAGCCCTAACACAGGGTTCTGCAATGTATGAGGACATCCACGGAGCACGGAAGTTTGCTTTCCGTACAGAGGGTGAAGGTTATGCAGATTTTTACAACTATAGATGGCAGGCTGGGAAGAAGTACGGAACCGTACCTGCCCTAAAAAAGATGTCTGAGTACTGGTCAGCATACAAAGCACAACAAGCAGATGAAACTTATGGCATTGACCTGCCAGATACTCAGACCCTAATTAGAAGAGCAGCAACATACCGAGCAAAGGGATAAATGAACATACTCGTATCACTAGACGGCGTACTAAGTTCGGATTCTGGAGAACCAATCCGTGCAGGAGTGGCGCTTTACTACGCCCTAAACATCAACAACCGTGTAGCCATTATGACTTCTCGCAAAGAAGCAGACGCTAAGCAATGGTTACAGTCGCATGGAATTATTAACTACGACGACCTAATTGACTCTTCTTTTGAGTTAGCAGGTGAGGACCTAAAGAAGAGACAGTTCACTCTCTCTCGTTCCAGAGCTCCTATTGAGATGTATGTAGATGCTGACCCAAGTATGTGTGCATGGGTCTTTGGAGAACAAAGAGTTCCAGCAATCCTCTTTAGCCACCCTGGGTTTGCATCAGTTGAGAACCGACCAGATGCCCCAAAGAAGGTACGACGCTGGTCAGACATTGAAGAATCTATCAACAGAGTAAACACTGCTCGTTCAGAGCAAGCTCAAAGACCAAAAGATACAGTGGCTGAACTCTGGTCTGATTGATGCGTATCATCTTTAGCGGGGCTGAAGTAGGCTCCAATCGCAATCTTCTTTTTGGTTCCAAGGTTGAGTCAATGGGACTCAACTTTTGGACTCTACGCAAAAGAGGTTTGCCTACCACCAAAAGATGGTTGATTAGCGAGCATTTTGATGCCGATACCCAGGTGTTCATTGAGTCTGGTGCAGCTCAAGCTGACAAAGCAGGGCTCTCAAAAGAAGAACTAACTTCTTTAGCCGCTGATTACCAAGAGTTTCTTGTGGATAACTCTGAGAGAGCATCAGCCTTTATGGAGTTTGACTCTATAGTTCTAGGCAAGGACTGGGTAGAAGCCCAGCGTCCCTTCTACGAGCACGACCCTAAGTTTTGGGTAGTCTGGCACGAAGAGTATGGGCTTCCCTCCCTCAAACTAATGTCTCAGACCTATCAGAACGTAGTTATACCCAACGACGAGATTGAGTCTGTGACCAGCCTAGCAGCCCTCACACGGGGCTATCAGAGGCAGTTTAGTACGCAGTACCACGCCCTAGCCTGTGCCAAGCCAGACAACATCCGACAGGTACCATTTAGTACTGCCAGCACATTGTCGTGGCTTAGCCCAATGCGAAGAGGCGAAACAATCGTCTGGGATGGCGCCCAAATCAAGCGTTACCCAAAGCGTATGAAAGACCAAGCACGACCTCGCTACAAGCGCATTGTAGAGAAGGCAGGGCTAGACTATTTAGGGTTTAGCCAAGATAACACCCTTGAAGCGACTAGAGTTGCGGTCTGGTCATACCTACAGTTAGAGGCATCAATGGACAAGAAAACACCTAACTTCCACATCATTGATGGTGGTAAAGAAGGCAAAGTATCTGATAACAGTGACACCCCACTCATGAGTGGTTTGATGGAACTAGGGGGGTACCTTTCTGATAACAGTGACCCTGAGATGCGGAAACTTGAGCGCCAAGAAGTAGTTCAAAGAGACCCATCTGAGGTTCAGAACCTACCTGTTTTTGGGTACAAGATGAAGACTGTCGTTGAAACAGATGACGATGGCAAAGATGTCTTGATGGACATCCCAGTAATTCAAACCCAGCAATCTTCTTTACGGCAATGTGATACTTGCTTCGTAGCCGCCAACTGTCCAGCCTTCAAACCACAAAACACCTGTGCTTTTAACCTGCCAATTGAAGTAAAGACCAAAGACCAACTCAAGGCTTTGATGACCTCAATGATTGAAATGCAGGGTCAAAGAGTTGCTTTTATGCGTTTTGCTGAAGAAATGAACGGTGGCTACGCAGACCCTAACGTATCTCAAGAGGTTGACCGCCTAATCAAAATGGTTAAAGAAGTTAACGACATGGCTTCGGATAAAGAGTTCATTCAGATTACAGCACAGCGTCAAGGCGCTGGTGGAGTTCTCTCTGCCATCTTTGGAGACAAAGCTCAAGCTCTAAGAGAGTTACCTCAAGCCTTAAAAGAAGAAACAGTAACAAAGATTATTCAGTCTTCATTAGAAGACTAAGTATCTGATAACAGTACTTCCTCTAATTTGAATCAGGGTTCACCCTGCCAAGATAGATTTTGAAGTAAACAAAGTTAACAAGTGCGTGGTAGGTTTCGCCACGGCACAATAGGGTTCCCTGTTGAGGGGTATTTACATAAACATAGAAATGGTGGTAAGGAATTGGGTCTGTTTTCTTTTGAATTAACAAATGACTTCGTCGCTTCATACAAGGACAAGAAGGCTCCTTTTGGGTATAGGGATGCTGCTGGAAACTCCGTTGGAGAGATTACCTTTCTCCGTACCTATTCACGCCTGAAGGCAGATGGTACTAAGGAGACTTGGGTAGATGTATGTGAGCGTGTCATCAATGGTATGTACTCCCTACAGAAAGACCACGCCAAGCGTCAGCGACTTCCTTGGTCAGACGCTAAGGCAGCAGCCTCGGCTAAAGAAGCATTTGACCGTCTCTTCAACCTGAAGTGGACTCCACCTGGACGTGGACTATGGGTAATGGGTACCCCACTCGTTAATGAGCAACGCAACTCTGCTGCTTTGCAGAACTGTGCGTTTGTATCTACTGGGTCAATGGTAAAGACAGACCCAGCAAAACCATTCGCTTTCCTTATGGAAGCCTCAATGCTCGGAGTGGGCGTTGGCTTTGATGACAAGGGAGCAGACAAGGAATTTACAATCTATGAACCAAAAGAAACTTACGAGTATAAAATCCCTGACACCAGAGAAGGCTGGGTTGAATCTACAGCCGCCCTCATCAATGCCTACCTCAAGCCAGATACAAAGGCTCCAGTATTTGATTACCAAGAAGTCCGCCCAGCAGGTACGCCAATCAAGACTTTTGGAGGAACAGCCGCAGGACACGAACCTCTCCTAAGACTTCACACCCACATCAGCAAGATGTTTGCTGGTCGTGTTGGAGAGAAGTTATCAAAGACTGACATAGCAGACATCGGAAATATGATTGGTGTCTGTGTTGTTTCAGGAAATGTACGTCGTAGTGCTGAGCTTCTTATAGGTCAGATTGATGACGATACCTTCTTAAACCTTAAGAACCCAGAGGTCTTTCCTGAGCGTAACTCTTACGACCCTGCTAATCCAGGTTGGGCTTGGATGTCTAACAACTCTGTAGAGGCAAAGGTCGGTTCAGACTTCTCTAAGATTATTGACGGCATCGTTCGTAATGGCGAGCCTGGGGTTGTGTGGATGGATGTATCACGCAAGTACGGTCGTCTCATTGACCCACCTAACAACAAGGACTGGCGTGTTACTGGGTACAACCCTTGCGCTGAGCAGTCTCTTGAATCTTACGAGTGTTGCACACTTGTTGAAACCTACTTGAATCGTCACACTGACCTAGATGACTTCAAAAGAACATTGAAGTTTGCTTACCTTTACGCCAAGACTGTAACTCTTCTTCCGACGCACTGGGAAGAGACAAACGCAATTATGCAACGCAACCGCCGTATCGGAACATCAATCTCTGGTATCGCTAACTTTGCAGACAACAATGGTTGGACTGTATTGCGCGATTGGCTAAACACTGGCTACGAAGTCGTAAAGAAGTATGACGAGTCTTATTCTGAATGGCTTGGAATTCGCCAGTCAATCAAGATGACTACAGTAAAGCCATCGGGAACAGTTTCTATTCTTGCTGGTGAGTCTCCTGGAGTTCACTGGGCATCAGGCGGTAAGTTCTTTAACAGAGCAATCCGCTTTGCAAACTCTGACCCAATGCTTCCGCTATTTAAGATGGCTAACTACAGAGTTGAACCAGCCTCTGAATCTCCAGAAACAACAAGCGTTGTTTTCCCAATTGAGACAGATGCAAAGAGAGCCGAAAAAGAAGTTTCAGTTCACGAGAAGGTTGCACTTGCTGTAGTCGTACAGCGTTACTGGTCAGATAACTCTGTCTCTGTAACTGTAACTTTTGACCCTGAGAAGGAAGCAGACTCTATTGCTTCTATTTTGCACATGCACGATGGTCAGCTAAAGACGATTAGTTTCCTACCAATGGGTAACATGGTCTATCCACAGATGCCATACACACAAATCACTGAAGAAGAATACGAGGCTTCTCGTATGAACCTTATGCCTATTGACCTATCAGGTGTCTATGCAGGTATGGCAGCCGATGCTATCGGAGAGGCTTACTGCACAACAGACGCTTGTGAGGTCAAATTAATCAAGGACACTCAATGAAGATAAAATGCTTAAAGTGTTTTGAGGAGTTTGAAGAACTTCCGAAAGAATCTTCTGACGGTATTTGTTACTCGTGTAGAGACTAAGAAAAAGCCCCTATAGTAAATAGACTATAGGGGCTTTTCTTTTACTTCTTGCCTTTAGGCTGTTTGTTACTAGCCGCTGCAGAACGTGCTTGTTTCCTTGCTTTCTGTGCTGCTTTACGAGAAGCGGTTGTATCTTCTTTTACTTTCTTTTCTCCTTTTGCAGCTTTCTCTGCTTTTGCTCTTGCTTGTTCTTCTGCAAAAGGGCGAGTCTTATCTCTAATGACTGTAATAATCTTCTTTGGGTGAGGAGTCGTAATGACTTTAATAACGTGGTCAATATTGTCTGGGTCACGGTCTTCGTGAAGTATGTTTCCATTTTCTTGTGTTGTTTGACGACCACTTTTTACTACGTTGGAAGCAAGGCGATAATCTACATCGCGCTCAAAAGAACGGTCTCCTGCGTGGTATGAAGTGGCTAATGGGATTGACATACATACAAGGATAAAGAAAAAGCCCTGATTTCTCAGGGCTTATCCTTACTTACTTAAAATCCTTTTGGCTTCATTAGCCTTGATACTCATAAATCCAGTCTTTCTTGGATTCATACTTCCAGGCTTCTTGTAACCTTCGCCTTTAGGCATATTTGCAATTCTTGTTGCTAGTGCTGCTGCAACTTTGTCGTGATGCTTTGCCATTGACTACCCCCTCTCCTTCTCTGAGTGTAACACAAAAAGAAAACCCCCTCATTTCTGAGGGGGCTTCCATTATGCGCCTGCTTTTGCTATGGCTTTTGCTTTTTGCTTTGGCTACGACTTATGCTTAAGAAGGGAACTTCTTTAACCAACGCTTTACAACGTCAGTCTCTGTTCCTTTCCACGCGCTCCAGTCCTTACCTCCACCGCTCATAAAATAAGCGATTTGGGCATTAACCACAGGGTTGAACAGTTCAGCATTTGAAGCCAAATTGAACTTATCCCTTCTATCTTCTCCCAATGAACCAATCATATTGACTTGGAATAGACCGTAGGAGTTGTCTCCTGTCTTACGATTACCGTTGTGAGATAGAGGGCTACCGTGTGATTCTTTCTTCGCAATAGCCCACGCTTCTTTAAGGTCTTGACCTTTGAAGCCTACGGCTTGCAGTAACTCTATTAACTGAGTGTCAGTTAATTCATCTGCATTGACATACTTGGCAAGTACATCTTCTTGCGTTTCTTGCTCTACTGCTTGTGCTTCGGCTTGTGTTGGACCAGAGGCTGTTGGAACACCAACTAATCCCTGAACCAACAAAAACATTCCTGTAAAGAATGTTCCGAACACTATCTTGCCTTTTCTTGTTAGTTTCATAATCACTCCAAATAGTCATTCACAACCTCGGCTGCGTTTGACTGCTGGTGGCGGATACGATGCAGGTATCTCTCCGTAGTTACGATTGACTGGTGACCTAACCGCTCTTTGACCTCGTGCACATCTACCCCGTTCTTTAACAACTGAGTAGCGTTAGCGTGCCGTAGGTCGTGAGTAGTTGGATACCAACCAATCCCTGACTTGTTGATGGCTTCGTTCCAAATGGCTCGCCACTTGTCACGAGGTAGGTGTCTTTCGCTAAGGCTTTTGCTAAGGCTTTTGCTATTGCTTCTGCTAAGGCTTCTGCTATGGCTTTCGCTATCGCTTCTGCTATGGCTTTTGCTAAGGCTTTCCCTTTTGCTATGGCTTTTGCTAAGGCTTTCTACCTTGCCCTTTCCCTTGTCCTTTCTATAGTGATTGCGGTACTCCCTGACCGCTTCCTTACATACCTGACACCTACAACCGCCCACATTGTACGAATACGCTGTTGCGTGTTGGAATGTCCTGCTTCCAATGGTGTAAGGCTTCCCTACTACGCTTGTGGTAGGGCTTTCTATTTTACTCCTCTTCTCAACCAGGTGCTTTGAGAAGAGCAGGTCTTCTTTTGCTAGGGCTTTTGCCCTTACAAACTTCTTTATCTCTGTTACTAGAGCTGAGCTCAGGACAACAGTTCGCTTGTTGCCGTTCTTAGTTGCTGGAACAATGAGAAATCTTGTCCCCTCGGACTTTGTCCCTGCGGGCAGGTATGCGTAGCCAACATCTGAGACTGTGCGCCTGACATAGACCTCTTTGGATTGGAAGTTAAAGTCTTTGACTCTGAGTTCTGTGGCTTCCCCATAACGGCAACCAGAGGCTATGAGGAATTGGGCTAGAAGAACGCTTCCGTCTGTGGGTAAGTTCTTTAAGATAGCCTGAAAGTCTTTAGGCTCTAGGGTGTAGGTGGGGTCAGGCTTGGGCGTGCTTAGTCTTATGCGGTGGGTGGGGTTTGTGGCTATTGCGTCATCATCAACGGCGAGCCTGAACAGAGAACCTAAAGAAGTCTTTAGGTGTGAGATTGTGCTTGGGCTAATCCCTTTAGTTGCGAGATTGTCCAGCAGGTTCTTTATGTCTTTCTTGGTGATGGCGGAGATGCGCCTAGACCCTAAAGAAGGTTGGGCATACTTCTTTAGAAGTGTAATGTAATTCTTACGGGTGATTACTCTTATGTCATTCGCCGCCGAAAGTTTGGCTAGGTAATCGTTGAATGTCTTTTGGTTTTCGGGCATTAGATTAAACTCGCCTTCTTCGGCAAGTAGTCCAGCGTTAAGTGCTTTAGCCCTAGATGAGTAAGTGCCTACGGATTTGACTTTTCCGTCTTGGCGGTAATAGGCGGTAAATCGCCCTTTGCGTTTGATTGCATAAGCCATAAGGACAACCTACCAGCGAGTAACTTATGGCGCAACAAAACAAAAAAAGGGGGAACAGGTTGCAAGTTGCAACCCATTCCCCCTTTAGTTTATTTTCTTTTTGTATCTTCTTTTGCAAGCCTGTGCAACCAAGTGTTGCGTTCAGCGTGCGTTTTCTTGCGGTGGTGATTGGAACATAACACTACACACTTAGCAAGTTCCTTCTTTAGCAAGTGCATACTTACACCTTTGGCTACTCCGTTGCTAATGTCAAACTTCTTTGAGTGTGCGTGGTCAAACTCCAACATCTCTACATCAGTTTCACCACATACTTTACAAGGGTGTTTCTTCTTGTAGTTATAGACAAACAACCTTATCTCTTGGTTCTTATTTAGGTACTTGTTCTTTTGTCTTTCACTTACACAAGGCTTACACACACCTTCTCTACCAGCCTTAGCGCGACCTTTGCGTATGCCTTGTTGGAAAGAAGATAAGGCTTTCTTCTTACCGCACTTGCTACATTGTCTTTTACCTTGTAACTCCAACGCTAATCGTTTTGCCGTTCTACCAGCAGAACCTTTGCGTTGAATTGCTTGGCACGACTTACACCTTGCTCGTCTGCCGTATGAACCTTGCGGATACTTGTTGAACCTTGCTAGTGGTAGTTTTGTGTAACAACCAATGCAGGTCTTAGTTCTTTGTGCTATTTGTTTTGTCCCTTCGGGCTTGGCTTGTTAAGTGCCACTTACCGCAGATTTCGCATTTGTAAGTAGCACAAGGTTTCTTTCTATTGTTATTTAGCCAATGATTTTTCCAAATCAAAGACATAGCCTTTTCTGCTTTGTACCTAGTTGGGTAAGCAGTTTTCTCTTGGCACTTCATACCTTGCCAACACAGTTGTAACATACCCACATCACAACTTCTTTAGCACTCACAATGTCTTTGCCATTTGCTCGGACACCTTGTTGATTACAGTTATCGCAGAACCATAGTTCATCTGCTTCTGTAATCTTACGAATGAATAACTTTCCCATTTTTTCTTCCTTCCCTTTTTATTTTTGCTAGTCCTAGTTCTTTATGATTTGCACAAACAACAAGTAGGCTAGACATTTTATCTTGGTGTGTTTCGCATAAGTTACAGAAGATTAACTCTGTTTCTTTTGACAAACAATAATCGCAAATCATTTTAGTTCGCCTTATCTATAACTTCTTTTACTTGTGCGTAAGTGTTAGCACACAAGTAGCAGACTTTCTCTGTTGGTACGCCTAACATAAAAGCGTCTATACCTGACCATACAACTTCTTTTGAGTCGCATACTTTGCAGTTCATTACTTCTTTCTCCTTTCATCTCTTAGTGCTACTTGAAGGATACGAACCTTCTTTTGCAAGTGAATGTTCTCTCTCCAAAACAATCCCATTACTGAGATAGAACCAGCGAGTGCTATTACTATTCCAATTAGTGTTCCTGTGTCTAGTACCATTTTTTATTCCCTTTCTGTAACTTCGGATACGACCTTCAACACATAAGTTCTATCGTTGAGGTCTTGGTTTATCATCTGTGTCTTTGCTTTCCCTACAATGACTTCCCACAAGTTGTTAGCGGTGTGTTCGTCATTGTCTATCGTTACCGCAATCGCGGTAGTTAGTTCTACTTTGTACGACTTAATTGCCATTCTTCTTTTACCCTTCCCATAGTGTTTCATCATCATAAACAAAACCACTTTCAACTTCAATGCACTTCTCGCACCAAGCCTTAGTCTTGTATTGTCTTTTGTCTTTTGCTATCCAAGCAGAGCCACTTCGTATGAACCAACTCCACTTGTTGTCTATCTTCTTTATCTGAAACAGGTCGTCTCTTGTTTGATAAACACCACTAGAAACCTGATACATCTTTAGCGTTGGTGTCATTTGTTTCTCCTTCCCATAAAGAAACATCTTGTTCATCTTCTTTTGCTAAACAATCTTCACAAAGTGTTGCGGTGTTATCTCCGTAGCACTCCATTTGGTCGTAGCAATCTTCGCAGTAGTGGTGAAGACCCATTAAATACTCTAGGCGTTCGCAACTCGCATTACTTAGACTTCCACCTTCTTCACTTACCAGTTCGCCTTTCTTAAAAGAAACTTCGCCCCAGTAATCGCTACCACTTTCGTAGAACGCATAGTTAAAAGAAAGTTTCTTAAAGTCTTTAGCAAGTGTCTCAACAACTGCACCGATAGGACTCCACGCGCTCTCAAAGTAGTAAGTAATCTCCTTACTAGCCACATCACCACGCAAAGTAACATCTATCAAATCCCACTTAGTTCCCCAGTTAGCAACATTCCATTCGTACCAATCATCTTGTTTATTGAGTGGTCTTGGAATAATTCTGTGGCAAGAGAAGATTGACTCTAAGTGATTATCTGTTGCTTCTGATTTAGTAATCTCAACCTTCTTTATCAGTTTAGCAATTTCTTTAGGACTACCTTTTATAGTTAATTCATTACTGCACCAGTTCGGCATTTCCTTCTCCTTCTATCTTTCGGTGTGTTAGTTGTCTGTATGAACGAGAAGTTCCGTTGCTTGTTGCGTATCCATAACGCACTAGACGAAACGCCAGCGCACTATGAGTAACGCCAAGTTCTTTTGCTATGCGATAACCCGATACACCACTCTCCATTAGTTCATAGATAAGTCGTGTATAAAGTTCTGCTTCTTCACGATTAGATTTACCTTTGCCCCTAACCATAAACGCTTTAGGTTGAAGTTCTTTTAGTTGCGCTATCACCTGTGGGTCAGGCTTTATACGCTTTACTCTTTCAACAAAAACTTCTATTACAGGCGGTTGAGTAACAGGTAAGTGCCTAATCTTTGCTAACACTTCTCCTGTGTGTTCCACAAGTGTATAAAGACGAATGGACTCTCTCGTTAGGTTTAGCGGTGTCGCTAAAGATTGAAGTGTCCAACCAACCTTACGCAACTCGCTTGCATACGCTTTGCGTTCTGTTAGTGGTAGTCCAATAAGAATGTCTGAAACTTCTTTTGGTAAAGTTAAATCTGATTTAGGTACTCTTGTACCAACCAAGATTTGTTCTTTGTGTTGTTTCATTCCCTTAGTAAGTCGCATACTTTT